GCTCAAGGAACAGGCTAAGCTGATCAAGCAGTATCAGGATCAGATGGAGCAGTTTCAAACGCAGAACCGTGGCGCGGTTCTTTCTCAGGCCCTGACCAGTCGTGGCCTAGATGCCAAGGTGGCCAAGTTCTACCCGGCAGATCTAGGAACGGACGAAGAGTCCGTGGACAAGTGGGTTCAGGAAAACAAGGATGTATTCGGAGCGTCGCGACCTTCGAGCCCTTCCAGTGAGCCGGAAACCACACTGTCCGATGCAGAGCAGCGCGGGTATCAGGCCATGCGAGACATGGAAGCCTACGATGCTCGTACCGTTCAGGACTTTAAGTCCCAACTTGACCAGATTAAAATGGATGGCCCCCACGACCAGGCACGGGCAGAAGCTGAGCTTCTGGCCCTGCTTCAGGCAAACGGGGTTAGCCTCACCTCTATGTAAATCCTAGACAAGAAAGATGGTGTGTCCTTCTTGATGAAGAGGTGCAATACCTGCAAAATCGAGAAGTCTGTGGAAGACTTCTACAAGGCAAGTCAGACAAAAGATGGTCTTCAGTACAGGTGTAAAGCCTGTACGACAGCTACTGATCAGGGTCCTCGTGCCCAGCAAAAGCGTGACTACGCCTGGAAGCGCAAGCTTCAACAGGATTTTGGCTTGACTCCTGAAGACTACTGGGAAATGTTTGATCGCCAAGGCGGCCGGTGCGCAATTTGCCGGGATGAGCCTGGTTGGAAACGTCTTGCAGTAGACCATGATCATGACACTAGTGAAGTTCGTGGGTTGCTTTGCAACGCTCGTAACTGTGGTCTTGGGTTTTTCAAGGACGATTTTGAACTAGTGAGTGCTGCACTCGGCTATCTGAGGGCCTAAATCGGCTAACGCGTATACATCCACCAGTGCGGTGGCTGCGCTTGTCCAGACTGCATATGACCGACTGGTCGAATTCCAGCTACGTGCTCAGCCGCTCCACCGTGAGATTGCTGACAAGCGTCCTGCACAGCAGGACAAGCCGGGTTCGTCTGTCGTCTTCAGTCTGTACAACGACCTTTCGACTGCCACCAGCACCCTGACTGAGACTGTGGACCCCGACGCTGTTGCGATCGGTAACCCGACCACCGTCTCCGCGACCCTTGCTGAATACGGCAACGCTGTGCTTCGCACGCGTCTGCTGAACCTGTTCAGCTTCTCTGACATCGATCCTGCGATTGCCAACATCGTAGCGTTCAACATGGTTGACTCCATTGACGCTGTGGTGCTGAATGTGCTGATCGGTGGCACCAACGTCATTCGTGAACAGGGTGGATCTATGGTCCTCTCTGGTGGAGCTAACGGCTCTATCACCTCGACTGACATCATCCAGTCCCGCGACGTTCGCGCCGCTGTGACCAAGCTCCGCACTGGCAAGGCTCTTCCGAGGAAGGGTAGCCTCTACTGGGCTGCGATCCACCCCGAGGTCTCCTACGACCTCCGCTCCGAGTCCGGTACTATCGCCGGTTGGCGTGCACCGCACGTGTATTCGGCTCCTGGCTCCGTGTGGGCTGGCGAGATCGGTGAGTACGAGGGTGCCTACTTCGTTGAGACGCCGCGTGCCTTCAACGACACCACCGGTTCGGCATCCACCCGTGTCTTCTACACCCTGTTCGCAGGGCAGCAGGCACTGGCTGAAGCGTGCTCTGAGGACTTCCATGTGGTCATCGGTCCCGTGGTTGACAAGCTGATGCGTGCACGTCCGATCGGCTGGTACGGTGTGGCCGGTTGGAGCATCTACCGTCAGGCGGCCCTGTACCAGGTTCGCAGCACCAGCTCGATTCATACGACCTAATCTAGCGCTCCAAATAGAGCGCCAGATCCCGAAGAAGTTCGGGGCTATCCTTTACCTTACCAAGAACCAAGTTACAACGGTCACAAAGGATACCCCGGACCTCCCCGGTATCATGGTTGTGGTCTACAGCTAGACGCTTCGAGGCATAGCCCTGGCTAGTTCCGCAGACTGCACAGCAGTTTCCTTGCTTTGCAAAGAGATTGTCATACTCCTCCACGGTCATCTTGTACCGTCTGGCATACGCAGTCCTGCGCATGGCTTCTAGGTGCTTCTCGCGGTTCTCAGCATGATAGCCCTGGTCGTATTCCTTTCGACAAGTCTTGCACTGCCAGGCATAGCCTGTCTTCCTGGCACGGTCCTTGTTGAACTCGGTAACGGGTAGATCCTTGCGGCACTTTCCGCATGTATTAGTTTCCATGTATCCACCCTATCATACAAACAGGGCTCTTGCCAAGCCGATTCGAGCATCCACACTACGTAAGGTTTGATATGCCAGCTATCAAGGGCTCCGACGTTGCTACTGCTACAGCGGCAACCTCTATTACCGTCCCGCTCGGTGGCCCACCCAGCGTCGGAGACCTTGTGGTGGTGTTTCTCGGTGTGCGCAGTGAAATTATAAAGCATCAGCCTGGCTGGGCTTCTGAGTTCACTGCAACACCCGGACCGTGGTTTCCGCTCGAAAGTTTTCGTGCCCCGGACAGTTCTACGCTGTCCGGCTGGTACCACACATGGAATGCCTCTGACAGTGGCAACACTGCCACCTTCACCTTCGTACCGGCACCTACTCTTGGCGTTGGCGACAAGGATATTCCCAACGTAAACGCTGTAGCAGTATCTGTCCTCTTCGATGGGACGCTGCTTACGGCACTGCTAGAACACAACATCTATGGATCTGCCCAAGATCTGGTGATGACGGCACTATCCAGTCCCCTGAAGCTGCCAGCACAGCGGGCCCTCCACGGTGTGTTCGTAAACGGCACCACAGCCAACTGGACGGACTCTGATCCGTCATCTGGTCTCGTTACACAGATAAACCTCTCTACGGCCTCTGGTGGCATGTCTCTGGCCGTTTTCAAGCGCACCAGCGCTCCAGCAGGCTACCGCCCCATGTTCCTGTCTGCGGACAGCTCTCATAGTCCTATAGTCGCAGCAGCTTCTTTCTCGGACAACCAGCCCCAGTTGTACAACAGCCCGTATATCGAAGAGGCACCTATGGGAATGAACGCGCTTATGGCGCGTTACAGGCTCAATCGTTACTTCACGGTGCTCAACAATGGTGGCACTTTCAGTGCACAGCGCTATCAGTCCACTGATCAGATTGCCGCTGCTACACAGGTGTTCGTGAACAATCAGCCGATCACCAGTACTGATCGAACCAACATCCTCAACTCTGGTGTGGGTGGAGACTTTAAGGCGGTAACGTAATGGCTGCTAAGCCAAATCCAAAGGCCAAGCTAGGGCAGGGCGGACGCTTTGCAGCCGTGAAGGCTGCTGCTGGTGGTGGTGCCAAGGGCGCCGCTATTGCGGCTGCTGTCGGCCGAAAGAAGTATGGTGCCAAGAAGATGGGCCAGCTATCTGCTCAGGGCCGTGCTGACGCCAAGAAAGGCAAGTAATGGCTGCCCCGAAGAAGAAGCCTGTCAAGACAGCCAAGCAGATCACACAGGTTAAGAAGGCTGTGCCTGCTGTTAAGAAGGTTGCCGCCAAGAAGGGTGGCCCCAAGCCTTCTGTACGTCCACCAACCAAGGGCAAGAAGCCAGCCACTGCTGGCAAGGACATGACCCGTCCCGGACCACTTGGTCCTCGTAATGGTTCAGGATCTATCCCTTTCCAGGGTCCAGGTCCACAGGGATCAGGAGTATTCTAAAATGGCCGGAACTCCAGGCACTCCGCGCTTCGGCATCAATGCCGATCAGACGCCTACTAAGACTGCCGCTGACGGCAGTTCTACCATGAAGCTTCCCAAGAACGGGAACCAGTGGACTGAGACCCACTTCATGTATAATCCTGCTCAGAAGTCCCGTGCCATGGGCACCACTCGTGGTGCTGATCCAGGCCACGACAACGCGGACGTCGAGCACCAGAGCAATTACATGTGCAACCACGATGGTTGGATGGGCGGTAACACCACTGTCATCAACCTGGATGAGCGCAAGGTGCTAACCAACGCCATCTACGCAATTGACTGCGAGTGGGCAGATCCAGGTACTGATGAGACCAGCGCTAACGGCTGGGCTCCTTCGCAGACCCATGGTGCATTTGACTAATGGTGTGTTCTACGGGCTGCCCCACCAAGGATCACAGGTCCTATGGTGAATGTATGCGCAGCAAGCGACAGATGGTGGGTTTTGCCCGCAGCGCCTATGGCGCAGACAAGACCAAGGACAAGCTACACGAGCGAGAGCTGAGCCTCTACAAGGAGCTTCGTGA